CGAAGAAAATGATTTTGGATTTATAATAGTTCTTCTATGATAATCATCATATTCAACTATACAATTTGTAGATAATCCAGATATAACATCAACAACTACAGTATCTACTTCTTCTACACATGGTCTTCAACTTGGAGATACTGTAGTTGTTGATGTTATATCTGGATTATCTACAAATTGTATAGTTGAATATGATGATTATCATAGAAGAACTATTATAAATCCAAAATCATTTTCTTCGGGAGATGTTGATATTTTTAATAATTCTATTACAATTTCAAATCATGGACTATACACTGGACAAAAGGTAATTCATACTTCAAATTCTCCCTCTGGAGGCCTTATAAATGAAAAAATTTATTATGTAGTTGTTATTGATACTGATAGAATTAAATTATCGAACAGTAAATATTTTTCTACTAGAAGTGAAAGGGATATTGTCGATATTACTTCACCTTCTTCGGGAAGAATATTGCCAATAAATCCAAAAATTGATGTAACATATCAAAATTCTATAGTTTTTGATTTATCAGATTCTTCACTTTCATTTACAAATAATTCAATTCCATATTCTGCATTTGAATTAAATTTTTACACCGATTCAAATTATATTAATAAATTCCCATTTAGCAGTAAAAACAATATAGAAGTTATTAGAGAAGGTAGAGTCGGAATTGATAGTACCGCAAAGACCACTCTTAGAATATTCGAATCGACACCTAAAAATCTTTTCTACAGATTAGATCCAATTAATTTAAATATTCTTCCAGATTTTAAATTAGAATCATATGAAGATGTTGAAGTTGATTTCAATAATCAACTTGAAATAATTGACAGTAAATATAATGGATCTTATTCTATCGTCGGAGTTTCTTCAACCGCATTTAAATATAATCTTTCAGAATTTGTTGAGAATAGTGAATATGATTCAAATATTGCAAAATTATCTTATATTACAAATTCGCAAACAGCATTCGGACCAATAAATTCCATTGATATTACTTCATTTGGAAAAAATCTTTCGTCTTTACCTGGAATATCATCAATTTATACTAACTATGGGTCAAATGCTATTTTAACTCCAAATACAAATAATATTGGAAATGTTGTCAATACTGAAATTATTGACATTGGATTTGACTATTCTTCAGATTTAAGTATGAGACCTACAGCATCTTTACCAGTTATTTTGGAAATAGAGTCTCAATCTTCATTTGAAACCATTGGAGTGTCTTCAGTTGGTAAAGGTTACTATATTTCCCCAGAATTAGTTGTTTTGGATGGCCTTACACAGGAAGTTGTAGATGATGTTCAATTAAAATATGACATTAGCAATTATTCTGTAGATATAATTAAAAATACGAAACAACTTAATAATCTGTCTCCTATTATAATTCCAGTTAATAATGTAAATGGAGTAAGTATTGATTCAATTTCATATAACAATTCTACTAAAGATGTTATAGTAACTTTAGGTAGTTCTTTTAGCAATGCTTCAGATTTTCCATTTGAAGTTGGAGATAATGTATTAATTGAAAATGTAAGTATTGGTGTCGGTTCTACTGGAAAAGGTTATAACTCCGAAAATTATGGATATAAACTTTTTAAAATTACTGCGACAGATCCAAATATTGGAGGTATTGGAGCAACTATTTCATATAATATTTCAGATAGTATTGGAAATGGGGAAATTCCTGGAACTTATGATCCCATTAATTCTTCCGGTAGAGTTATACCCCAAAAGCATTTCCCAACATTTGATATATCTTTAAAGAAAAATCAATTTTTCGAGGATGAAATTGTCTTTAGCAATAAGGGATATGGGAGAGTCGTAAATTGGAATTCAAACACTGAAGTCTTAAAGGTATCTACCATAGAAAATCAATTTGATGAAGAACAAATAATTTTTGGAGAGTCATCATCAACATATGGAAAAATTAAAAAGGTTATTGAAAACGATTTTGTTTACAGTGTTTCATCATCATCAGTGGTCAAGGGAGGATGGGAACTTGAAACTGGATTTTTAAATAATAAATTTCAAAGAATTTCCGATAATGATTACTATCAGTATTTTTCATATGCATTAAAATCACAAATACCTTTGGAAAATTGGGACGATGCCGTTGGTTCATTGAACCATACTGTAGGATTTAAGAGATTTAGTGATCTTAATATTGAATCTACTCCGGTAATATCTGGAATTGGAACAGATCAAAATGATGGCGATTTTACGGGAATTGTAGATTTTTCAAGATTTATTGATTTGAATTGTGTTAATGACTTTGATCTTGTTTTTGAAAATAATATTAGTATTGATAATAAGATAAAATCTAATGAAATTATATTCAATTCTAGAATCTTGCAAGATTATATTGAATCTGTTGGAAATAGAGTTTTAATAATTGATGATATAAGTAAAGAGTTTAATGATAATCCGAGAGCGACAAGATTTAGTGTTGTTGATAGGTTTAGATTAGATTCCAATATAAAATTTTTAAAGTACATAACATTTATAAAGGATTCTAGATTTGTCGAACAAAAGCAAATTCTTTTAGTTTCTCTTCTTTATGACAACTCTACTGGATATTTAAATCAATATGGTAGATCTGAAACTTCTTATGATGTTGGTTCTTTTGATTTTAGAATATTTGGAGATGAAGGTCAACTTCTTTTTTATCCAACAAAATATGAAATTAATAATTTTAATGTCGAATTGGTTTCATATAATATTGAAGACGGTATTGCCTCAATTGGGTCTACTGATTTGGGAGATAGTATTTTTATTGGATCTGGAACAACAAGTGTCCCAGTATCTACATCTTCCGCAGTTACAGTTGTTGGAATAGCATCAACATATAGATCATCAAAGGTTTTAGTTCAAATTGGTTCTACTGACAAATCTTATTATGAGGTTGATGAAGTAACTATTTTACATGATGGAACAAATGTTTTTCTTCAAGAATATGGACAATTAAATTCTTCAAATCTTGAATCTTACTCAACTTCCGGTTTTGGAACATACCATGCATATTATTCTGGATCTGAAGTTAAACTAGACATTATTCCAGATCAAGTTACTTCTATTCAATATGATATTAACTTAGTTAGAATTTCTATAGCTAGTACGGAATCTACTGGAATTGGAACAGTTGTTTTAAGTAATAGTTCCTTACAATCTAATAGTGTCTCAATAGCATCTTCATCATCACCTGGAATAACTACTATTTCATCATACAGTTCTACTTATGAGGCATCTTATTATATTGTAAGTGTTGAAGATACGACAAATAATGAATATCAAGTTTCAGAAGTTGTAGTTGTTAATGATAGTGATAAAGTTTACTTATCCGAGTTTGGAATTGTGCAAACAAATTCATCTCTTGGATCTATAGGATCATCCATTACTGAAATAGGGCAAATAGATCTTCAATTTACCCCAATACCTAATTCGGATATTAAAGTTAAAGTTTTTCAAAATTCTATTGGTTTGACAAATTTGAATATTAAAAACAATGAAATAGATTTTGTAAATTCTTCTATTAGAACGGGGTATGGGTACTACGAAGGAACTTTAGTTGATATTGTTCGTAGTTTTAACTTAACCCATAAACAAAAACCAATATTTGAAAGATATTTTGATGGAAGTTCTTCAGATATTATTAATACAGAGGAGAATTCAATAAAAATTCCAGAACACTTTTTCGTTACAGGAGAAAAAGTTGAATATGTTTATTCTGGAGCAGGAACAACATCAGCTATTGAAATAGCACCAACAACGATTCCCGGAATTGGAGTTACCGATAAATTGCCATCTACACTCTATATAATAAAAAATGATGAGTTAAGTGTAAAAGTTGCTGCTTCTGCTTCAGATGCTTTAAATTCTTCGCCGATAAATTTAGATTTAACATCAGTGGGAATTGGAACATCTCATAGATTTATATCTACTAATCAAAATTCAAAAGTTCTCATTTCTGTTGACAATGTAATTCAATCACCAATTGTTTCCACTGCAATTACATCAGTATTATCAAAATCAGTAGCAATAACTGATAATGTATTGTATTTTTCGGGAATTACTTCATTTTTTGGAGGTGATTTGATTAAAGTTGATGATGAAATTATGAGGATTAACTCTGTTGGATTTGGAACAACGAATGGAGTTTTTGTTCGCAGAGATTGGGCTGGTGTAGGATTTTCTACTCATTCAAATTCATCTCTTATTACAAAAGTAACCGGAAATTATAATATTAATGAAAATGTTATTACATTTATGTCTCCTCCTTATGGATTGACACCATTGAGTTCGTCGTCAAATTCTCCAAGCGATCGAGATTGGAGTGGAATTTCAACACATTCCACATTTAGCGGAAGATCATTCATTAGATCGGGTATTGAAAATACATCAGAGGATCAATATGATTCGAATTACATATTTGATGACATTTCTTCAGGATTTAATGGATTGAATGATAATTTCACATTACTTTCAAGTGGCAGCAATATCACTGGAATATCAACTTCAAATGCCATTGTTTTGATTAATGATATATTCCAAGGACCATCTAGATTGGGGGGTTCTGTAAATATTATAGGAGATTATGATTTATCAGAAAGTTCTGGAATTACTTCAATAACATTTACTGGCAATACATCATCAACTTCTTATGATATAAACACTGCTAGTATTCCCCGTGGTGGAATGATAGTTTCAGTAGGATCTACTGAAGGTCTTGGATATCAACCATTAGTTTCTGCAGGGGGGACTGCTGTTGTATCTGGACTTGGAACAATATCATCTGTTAGTATTGGAAATAGTGGATCTGGTTATAGGGTTGGAATTCAAACTATTGTAAATGTTGGGGTTGTTACTTCAAGTTCTGGTATTACAAGTGTGGAATTTATTGGAACTGCTGCTATTAGTGGTGGGCATGTTGTGAGTGTTGCAATTACAAACCCAGGAACTGGGTATACTACAACAAATCCACCAATTGTGGTTATAGATGATCCGCTTTCATACTCAAATATACCTCTAATTTACAGTTCTTCATCTTCAACTGGATTTGGTACTGGAGCTACAGCAAATATTGTTGTCGGGCAAGGGTCTAGTGTAATTTCCTTCGAAATTACAAACTCTGGTTATGGGTATGGTCAAGGAGATATACTTACTTTTGATATTGGCGGATCTTTGGGAATTGCGACAAATTCTTCAATTCTTTTCAAAGAGTTTCAAATTATAGTAGATAGAACGATTACTGATGAATTTAGTGGATTGGTTCTAGGAGATTTGCAAGTAATTGATCCAATCGATGATTTAATTGATGGAACAAGAGTTAAGTTTCCAATTAGAATCAATGGAGAACAGACAACGATCAGATCTAGAAATGGATCAAATATTGAAGTCGTTGCAAATTTATTAATTTTTGTGAATGATGTTCTTCAAGTTCCAAATCAATCATACACTTTTGATGGGGGAAGTGTTATTGTATTTTCGGAACCATTAAAAGATGGAGATAAGACTAAAATTTTATTTTATAGAGGAACTGGTGATGTTGATACTATTGATGTAGATATTCTTGAAACTGTTAAAGTTGGGGATACTTTAAAAATTGAAAGTGATGATCAATTCCTTAAAGAAGATCAACGATTAGTTCTCCAAGTCAATTCAACAGACTCTGTTGATACAAATACATATGGTGGTCCCGGAATTACACAAAATCCAAATCTTTCAAGACCAGTAAAATGGTGTAGACAAACTGAAGATAGAATTATTAATGGAGAAAAAGTATCTAAAGATAGAATTTTATACGAACCTTTGATTTATCCAACTACTAATATTATACAACCAGTTGGAATTTCTTCAAATGTTATTTTTGTTGAAAATGTTAAAACATTTTTTGATAGTTATGATGAATATGTTCAAGATGGAATTTCAGAAATTCCTCAGAAAAAACTTATTATGATATCTCAAGATTCTTTAGTTGCTGCTTCTGCTACTGCCATCGTATCTTCTGCAGGAACTATTAGTTCTATTCAAATTTCTGATGGTGGAGTTGGATATACAACATCGCCAATAGTATCAATTGCCAATCCAGTTGGTCTTGGAACAACAATGAGATCTACTGCAGTATCTACAATTTCTGTTGGTGGAACTGTTTCTTCTATATCTGTTTCCAATCCCGGAAGTGGATATACATCATCAAATCCACCACAGGTATTAATAGAATCACCAAATGTTAAGTATGAAATTATAGACAATGCTGTATATGAGGGTGATTTTGGATTTATTTCAGGAATACAGACCACTTCTGTGGGAATAGCTTCTACTGGAATTGTATTTGACTTTGCAATTCCTTCAGATTCTTTTTTACGAGATTCTGAAATAAATCCCGTTGGAGTTGCTTCAACTGGAATCAGTGGAATACAAACAGGATACTATTTTACGGTATTTAATTCTAATATAGGAAACGGAGTCACATCTCTATATCAAAATGGTTCTATCTTGGGAATTGGATCCACTTTTATTGACAATGTTTATGAAGTAGCATCTGTTTCGGTAGGAAAAACTGATGTACCAGGAATAGGATTTACTTATGTTGCAAAAGTAACTGTAAGTGTTTCTGATTATAATTCATTATCTGGACTAGGATATAGTGATTTTTATGGTGAATATAGTTGGGGAAGAATAAGTTCTATTACTAGAAAAGATCCAAAATCATATAACTTTTATAATGATGGAATTTCTGGAATTAAAACTTCTGCAATAGTAAAAAGATTTAATTCCCTGAAATATATTAACTATACATCATAAATAAATAAAAACTTTTACCAATGTCAGCAATAATTACAGATCAACTTAGAATATTGAATGCTGCTAATTTTGTTTCAATTGCAACATCTGATACCAATTCATATTATTCATTTGTTGGACTACCAAATGCAACAGATTATGATACCAATTGGGATACAACTCCACCAGCACCTAAAGATAATTTTAATCAAGAGAATGATTATTGGGATACGATGATTGCCTTGAAAAAAATTAACAGTGGTGATATTAATCAAGTTGTAAGAAAAATTACTTGGATTTCTGGAACTACTTATGACATGTATCGTCATGATATAAGTAGAACAAATCCCTCAAAACCTTCAGAAGCAACCAATCTTTATTCTACAAATTTTTATGTAGTAAATAGTGATTATAAGGTTTATATTTGTTTATACAATGGATCAACTCCAGAAAATCCATCTGGAGTTCCATCTCTAGATGAACCAACTTTTACGGATCTTGAACCTAGAACTGCTGGAACTAGTGGAGATGGTTATATTTGGAAATATTTGTATACTATTAAACCGAGCGATATTGTAAAGTTTGATACTGTTAATTATATTCCAGTTCCAAAAAAATGGGAAACAAGTATAGATAATGCTGCAGTAAGAGATAATGCTGCAACTAGTGGTCAGTTGAAGATTGTAACAATTACAAATAGAGGAGTTGGATTAGGAACAGCAAATAGAACTTATACTAATGTTCCAATTAAAGGAGATGGAAATGGAGCACAAGCAACAATTGCAATTAATAGTAATTCGGAAGTAGAATCTATTACAATATCTAAAGGTGGGTCTGGATACACATATGGAAGTGTCGATTTAGAATCTGGTAATGTACCCACAGGAAGTGTAAGACCAACATTTGATGTTATTATTCCACCTCAGGGAGGCCATGGATCAAACATTTATAGAGAACTTGGGGCATATAATGTCTTAATTTATTCGAGAATTGAAAATGATAGTGAAAATCCTGATTTTATTACAGGAAATCAAATTGCCAGAATTGGAATTGTAGAGAATCCTCAATCATATAATTCTTCAGCATTACTTACTGAGGATAAAGCAAGCGCAGTACATGCACTTAAACTTGTTGGTTCGGGATATAGTACAGCAGCATTTTCTGCAGATAGTCATATTACTCAAACTATAGGAGTTGGATCTACTGCAGTGGGAAGAGTTGTTTCATATGATCAAACTACGGGAGTCCTTAAGTATTGGCAGGATCGTTCACTTGCAGGATTTAATACTGATGGATCTCAAAACAACAACCCAATATATGGGTTTAACTTAAATAGATTTACAGCATCTCCATCAACTGGAGGTTCCTTATCAATCTCTGGAGGAAGTGTATCTTTGGGAATTGATACCTCATTTACAGGTATAACTACCATAATAAATAATAGAACATATAATCTTGGACAATCTTTTATTAGTGGTATATCAAATCCAGAAGTTAAAAAATATTCTGGAAATGTAATCTATGTTGATAATCGACCATCTATTACCAGATCGTCCAATCAAAAAGAAGATATTAAAGTCATTTTGCAATTCTAAAGAACCATGCCTCAAGGAATAAATCTCAATGTTTCCCCCTATTATGATGACTATGATGTGAATGATGGGTATTATCAGGTTCTTTTTAAACCGGGTTATCCTGTTCAAGCTAGAGAGTTAACTACTTTACAATCAATTTTACAAAATCAAGTAGAGCAATTTGGTACTCATATATTCAAAGAGGGTGCAAAAGTAGTTGGAGGAGAGGTTAGTTATAATAATGAATTACATGCCGTTATTCTTGAAGATCAGTATTCGGGAATAAATGTAGAGTATTACTTACCATTTTTAGTAGGAACTGTAATTAGAGGACAAACTAGTAACATTAGGGCAAGAATAGAGCATTATATAAATTCTAGCATTTCTGTTATTGGAAAGACTACCATTTATGTAACATATCTGAGTTCGGATACTTCAGATAACTTTGGAAATGCTTTTATAGTTGGGGAAACATTAACTGTAGAGGAGACGGTTTCATTAAGTGAAGGGGTAGAGTTTGGGGTTTCTACTGGAGATGCACAATCTCTTCAAGCAGGAGAACCCTTTGCTCTAACAAATTCTTTAGCTATAGCATCTGCAGTTTATTTAAATTCCGGAACTTATTTTATTAGAGGTAGATTTGTAAATGTTTATAGTGATTTTCTATTAATAGATCAATATAATAATAGACCTTCATGTAAGGTAGGACTTAGAATTTTTGAAGATTTTGTAAATTCATATGAAGATCCTTCGCTGAATGATAATGCACAAGGATTTTCAAATTATGCTGCTCCGGGGGCAGATAGATTAAAAATCTTTTTAGAGCTTGATTTAATTGATATAAATGATACTAATGTAGATAATTTTATTATTCTTAAATCTATCCCGTTTCGTATTTCTTTAAGAATAATAAAATTATCTACATTAGTATCATTTATATCAATTAAATCAAGCTCTAAAAAGATTTTTAATCTATCTGCCCCCGGAGCAGCA